TGGCTAACTGATCTATGTATGCAAGTGCATCTACTAAGTCATCATGCACTAACGGATTGGGGAATTGAAAGAGTTCATCTAAAAACTCAGTATTCCATTTTCCCTCAGAAAGAGTGATATTTCCATGTTCAAAACGGCCTTGTAATGCCCACACCACTCTATCTACTTTTTTCTTATTACCATGTGTTAGTTCTTCAACACGAAAGAAACGCTGACTAGATTTCATTAAATCCGTTAGATACGGGATAACCGCATTTTTTAAAGCACCTTTTTCGATTCCTACAGCAACAGGACGATAAGCCTCTACTGCTTCAAATATCTTCCTGGCTGTTTTTTTAATATCCCAACGGCCATGAACAATATCAGCCACCCACCATCCATTTTCATTTGCTTTAACAATTGCTATGGCTGTTTCGTCAAGTCGCTTTGTGCTACGTGTTGTTGCAACATCTGCAAATCCTGCTAAGTCAACAGCAATGTAATAATCACCTGTTTCTGGTTCATCATTACTAAACGCTATCCAATCTTCTTTAAATATTTCAGATCCAAGAGCTTCAAAAGACGCCATGAATTCTTGTCTGAATGCATAAGAAGACATGCTTTTCTTTGCTGTATCTATTTCTTCACTATCAAGCAAAGGATTGTCATACGATGTAAAATGCCAAGCCTTGTATGTTTGATCACCGCTCAGTTCTGAATATTTATACAATTCATAAAAGTGATTGCGGCCTTTAGGTGTTCCGATGAACAAGGCATGACCTTTCTGGTCAGCAAGTGCTGGTCTTAACACTTCTTCCCACACTGACGGCTTCATGTCAGCATATTCATCCATGACAAGGAACTTTAAGGATACACCACGCATTGTGTCTGGTCTGTCTGCACCCTTCAATGAGATTGTTGCTCCATTGATAAGTTTAATTTGCATGTTGTTAACATGGCTTCCTGAAATAATTGGATGTGCTAATTCCATTAACACACCCCACATAATATCCCTAGCCTGTCCTTGTGTTGGAGCAACGTAAAACACATGACCAGATTTACTTTGTAAAGCATTGATGATGAGCATCCAAGCAGCAAGACGACTTTTACCACAACGTCTACCCGCAGCCACCACTTTAAAACGTTCTGTTGCTTCCATCACCTCTTGTTGCCACGGAAGCAGCTCTACTTTTAAATCGCTCAAGCGTTTCTCATCCAGTTTTCTAATTCAACAGAACGACCACCTACTTGATTGTACCAACGACTATCTACCATTTGATTGGCTGCTTCTTTAAAATTATTTTTTTCTACAGCTTCTATCATTTTTTTAAACTTACCAAGACGTGTACGACCTAAATTAAATGCCATGTTAACTAAGACACGTTGACACTGAAAAGGCTTGTCTTCAATAGAAGGCACAAGAGCTTTTACATCATTGACAGCATCTTCTAAATCTGATTGGAATGCATTGTCAATACGTTCTTTTTCGACAGGTGTTCCTACAGGCCATGTCCATTCAATATCATATTCTTTGACAGCGTGACCAATACCAAATGTTGGAATGCCTTCAGAGCACAAGTAAATTTCATCCTTATACCCTTCATGTTTAATTAAGTCTTCTTTGATTGTTTCAATCAATTCAGGTGTCATCTGTTTGGTTTCCTAGCTCTGTGTATTCAACATCAATGGCTTCTTCTTGTTCTTCTTGTCCTACAATTGTTGTATCACCGCCAATACCTGTAATCGTAATAGACACACTGCTACGTCCATTAGTGGCTTTGTCTTTTTCAAAATAAGACAATGGCAACACTCTGTCCATACACATTTTTAATGCAGCCATTTGTCCAGGATGTTCATCATTTTGTGCAATGTCAATAATTTTATTAATGACATTATCACCCGAAGTTGCAAGCAGCCTTGCTTTAAACTCATTGATGCGGGCGGCATCTCCAGGAGGACGTCCACGAACACCTCTATTGCCTTTTTTCTTAGCTTCTATGTCCGTCTTTCTAGGACGGCCACGGCCTCTTTTAACTGGTGTCTCTGACATATCCTCGTTTACCACGCCTGTGACAAGATGTCAATAGTGTAACATATAAAAATTAACATGTCAAGCCTTTTTTACTTATAAGAAGGAGAAATAATCTATATATCAATAATTGTTTATATAACAAGAAGTTTGTATAGATATTATCTGTGCAAATTATGTTTCTTTTTAAGCTATTTTTAGCTTTTTGCATTTGTAGGCGGGTACTGTAAATAATTTAAACACGCCGTAGACGCCCCCCCGGTATGCAAATAAGGGCCGGCCACATAATGAGAATCATTTGCATTACCGTTTGCGTTATTGTAATGCGAATCGTTTGCATTTGCACAGGCTGTGGATAACTTTGTGGATATAAAACGTTATATTATAACACTTGTGGATAAGCTGTGGATAACTTGTGCCAGGATTTGGGCAAGTGTGAATGTTGATGTAGGTGCTATAGACGACACCTGGTATACGACTAAAGTATAATACCATAGCAGCTTGGAATGGTTATAATAGTTTCAACAAGTTAAGAAATTAAGGAACACAAACAATGAAACGTTTAGTAGGTATCGCAACACAAAAACCAAAGGCACATAAAAAGCTTAAAGGATTCATTATGTATGAAGGTGTTAGCAGCTTGGACAATGCGCCTATAGTTGTTATCGCAACACTAGAAACCAGCAACACAAAAACCGGCGACATGGTGCAGGTGTGGATAGTGCGCTCTGATATGTCACCAATTGAAGCATACAAGATAGGAAACGATAGCAGTGTTTGTGGTAATTGTGTGCATCGTTGGCACAATGGAGGCGCATGCTATGTCAACATAGGACAAGCACCATTGTCTATTTATCGTGCATATAAAGCTGGAAAGTATCCAAAGTATAACCAGGAACAACATGAACACTACCTACAACATAGAAAGGTGCGTTTAGGTGCTTATGGTGATCCAGCTGCAGCACCATTCGAGATAATGAACTATCTTGCAAACGTAGGTATCGGGCATACAGGATATACGCATCAAGCTAGACACAAGAATTTTGATGAACGTTTTTTGTCTATTTGTATGATTAGTGCCGATAGTCCGAAACAAGCGCAACAATGGCAGGATAAAGGTGCTAGAACGTTCCGTGTTGCAATGGTAGGTGATGCGATGCACGATAGTGAGATTGAATGCCTATCGGACAGTAAAGGCCTTACTTGCCTGGATTGTGGTTTGTGTGATGGAAACAAGCGCACAAATAAAAGTATCGTGATCGCTGTTCATGGCACTAGACAATCTAAGTTTAAGACTAGCACACTGATACCATTGGTTAACGTATAAGGAACAGACACAATGACACAATCGGAAAAATGGAAAGCCTACCAGGAACAAAAACAGGCGAAACGTAGAGCTTTGAACAATCGTTCAAACAGTATTACCAGGACACTAGTACACCTGGCACACAATGGACAATGCACCGGAAACAATCCAGACTATGCCCGATTGTTTAGTGAATATCAGACACTACAGAAACGATTAAGGAACATATGATGGGACAATGGACAATGAACATTGGTGATAGAGTACAAAGTGTATATAAAGGATTGTCGTATATTGGCAGGATTGTCCATCTAAACTGTCACGATAGGATTCACTCAATTATTGTTACAGTACAATTAGAGGAGCCGTTAGTTGTTGATGATGTAACATTAGAAAAAGTATATGAACAATGTAAAAACTTAGAGCTTGTGAGTTGATATAAAGGAACAGAAACAATGACAGATAGTGCAATTTTATTCTATGGTGCTTTAATTATCGTGGGTGTCCTGGCGACACTAGGTATGGCAGGTGTTATTGCCTGGGTATGCGATATAAAGCTAAACGAACCAGAATACTACGAACATAAAGAGAGAAACAAATTATGAACAATTCAGAATGTTGCGATGCACCTTTACTAAATTATAATGATGGACTAGGGATATGCTCTGATTGTAAAGAATGGGCAGGACAGATACAGGATGAAACAACAATGAACAAAGAAACATTACAAAAGATTAGCGGGTTTTTATCTGAAGCCAGGACATTGTTGACTGATACGGAGGTATCAGAACATGATCAAGACATTAAAGAGAATTGGCTTTATCAAATAGAAACCCTGGAAACAGAAATTGATAGTGTCATAACAATTATGAACAAGGATACCACACAATGAAAGTTTTAATCGCTTGTGAGTATTCCGGCAAGGTACGGGAAGCATTCCGGCAACTAGGGCATGATGCGATGTCTTGTGATTTGCTACCGGCTGATGATGGAAGCGAACACCATTACCAGGGCGATGTTAAGGATATTTTATACGATGGATGGGATATTCTAATTGGTCATCCACCTTGCACATATTTAAGCAATGCTGGAGCGAGACACCTATATCCTAAAGGAATACTAAACCAGGAACGATTGCAGCATGGAATGGAAGCAAAAGAGTTCTTTATGCTGTTATACAATGCACCTATAAAGCATATATGTATTGAGAATCCTATCCCGTCTAAGGTGTATGAGCTTCCACCTTATACGCAAATTGTCCAACCATACGAATATGGACATTCAACTAGTAAACGAACATGTTTATGGTTAAAAAACCTACCACCATTGACACCAACAAACATTGTCGATAAAACTACCACAACAAAGATACCTGGTAATTGGTTTAACAAAGGCGGGAAAGATAGATGGAAACAAAGAAGCGAAACATTCCAAGGAATAGCGAATGCAATGGCGGCACAATGGGGACAGATAATATGAACGATAAATACTTGGATATCATCAGTACATTTTGGGTAAACAAAGCTTCAGTAGCTTTTAGGCCGACACTAATGGCATTAATACGTTCTGAAACGCATTCTAAGGCCCTACAACAGACGATTGCAAAAAAGACATATGAAGATAGGGCAGCAGAATATTATGCCCGTCACGGTACTGTAGGAGAATTCTAGCATGAACAGAGAACAATCCTGGAGTAAGAAATGAGTAATTATTGGCAAAATCACAACACTAGAAAGCTAGATCCAGAAGACATCATCTTGATTAGAGCATTACGTAGAGAGGGATTGAAGCTACAGGAAATTGCAGACAAGTTTGAAGTGACAAAAACCACTGTCTGCAAAATCGTAAACTTTAAGATTTGGGGATATGTGGAGTCAGAGACATGAAAGACATAAACGCAACACACAAAGCATTCAATGTTGTCAGCAGCATTAGCAATGCACTACAAACGGAAATAGCAACGACATGCTTTACAGAGCCTTACGGTAATATGGTTTCGTTTGATTTAGGATACATTGATGATGTCACCTACCGCATTGATGAGGATGTATTAATACTAGCGACTGGGGATAATGAAATAGGTGATCCAAAAATCACCAAACAACAATGGCGACTGCTATGCGGTATTGCATACGAATACAAACTGACAATAGAGGAAGTTGAATGAACAAAATACCCTATGTAGAACGATGTTCTATATCATCAGGCTTGAAAGGTGAATGCGCTTACCTTTGGTGTTTATTTCTTGCCAATGAAGCTGACATGCGTGATGATGTATTCGCTTACGATAAATGGAAATCAATGGCAGAACAGATGTCACCACGTCCTGGAACACCTATTCCATCATCTGTTCATATCGCAGCATTAGAAAAGGAAATAGAAAAATGGACATCTTAACACATGTACATGAATATGACAGAAAGAATTGTTCTGTTCGTATCATCACCTTAGATGAAGCCCGTAGACGTTATGACAGCAGAGCATTGTGTGATTTACAACAGGATGGATCTGCTGTAGTTAACAAAGACATTGAAATATACTTTGAAGGATGTTACACTCCAGCAATACTATTAACATTGGAAACGTAATATGCGCTGTGTATGCTGTGACAAACTGTTAACAGACTTTGAATGTTCACGTAAATCAATACATACAAAGGAATATCTTGATATGTGTACAGAATGCTATAAACACATCAAAGATGATGTAATAGTTATAGAGAATCAAGATATGTTACATATACAAGATGCTATAGATATTGAAGATATGTATACAGAAGAATAATTATTATATAAATATAATTATTTATATAAAGATTATTATTTATATGATGTATATATGTATATAGATATATATAGCAAGAAGCATGCCAACATTAGATGGAGACACTTGAGATGAATGACTTGGATATGGAAGTGGCAGCACAAGAG